AGATTTCCATAATTGCAGAGATGCAACGGAGATTTAATTAAATATGGCAAATATTATTGACGAGCGTTACGATGATAACGACACAACTGAGTATTCAAGTTTTGATGACAATGAAGTAGTCGCTGAAGAAGTACAAACTACAACAGAACAACAAACAACCAATGAAGATGATGACGACCTCCCTGAGAAATACCGAGGTAAAACGGCTAAAGAGATTGCACGTATGCATCAAGAAGCCGAAAAAATGATGGGTAAACATTCCTCTGAAGTTGGTGAATTACGCTCTATTGTTGACAGTTTCATTAAAACACAACTCGAAACTAAAAAGCCCACTACGGTTGAGACTTCTGATGACAACCTAGTGGATGACGTTGATTTCTATGTTGACCCTAAGAAAGCGGTAGAAAAAGCCCTGAATAGCCATCCAGCTATCAGACAAGCCGAAGAATTAACGCAGAATATGAAGCAACAGACAATTCGTCAAAAACTTCAAGAAACCCACCCTGATTATATGCAAGTTGCAACAGATGCAAACTTCATCAATTGGGTTAAGGCTTCACCAATCCGAACCAAGCTATTAGTGGAAGCAGATCAAAGTTTTGACTTTGATTCAGCTAACGAATTGCTAACCCTATGGAAAGAACGACAAGGTGTCGTAACACAAGCTAAAGAGACAGCTATGCAAGATAGGAAACAAGCGGTTAAACAAGCATCTAATGCTTCACCAAAAGGCTCAGGTGAGGGTATGTCTAAGAAGATATATCGTAGATCAGACATTATATCTTTAATGCAAAATAACCCATCTAAATATGATGAACTGTATGCAGAAATTACACAAGCGTACAGGGAAGGTAGGGTTAAATAACAATTTACAATTATGAAAAAGGAAACTTAAAACATGGCTACTTCTACTTATCCTAATATGGGCGGTGCAGTTGGTGTATCGGACGTAGGTTCGTTTATCCCGAGTATTTGGTCTGACCAGATCGTTGCAGCTTACAAAAAATCATTAGTTTTGGCTAACCTAGTTCGCAAAATGCCAATGAAAGGTAAGAAAGGCGACACTATCTATGTACCTAAACCTACTCGTGGCTCTGCATCTTTGAAAGTTGAGAACACTGCTGTTACGTTGCAAAATGCAACTGAATCAGAAGTTGCAATCTTGATTGACAAGCACTATGAATACTCTCGTTTGATCGAGGATATTGTTGAGAAGCAAGCGCTATCTTCTTTAGTACGTTTCTACACTGAAGATGCTGGTTATGCTCTTGCACGTCAAGTTGACACTGATTTGTTTGCATTAGGTAAATCACTAGGTAATGGTACTGGTTCTTCTTGGGTTCACAGTCGTGCTTTCCAATTCAACACTTCAACTGGTGCGCTAGAAGCGTATGACGCTGACGGTACTGCTGACATTGGTGCTTTCAATGATGACGGTTTACGTGATGCTATTCAGGTGTTAGACGATGCTGATGTTCCTATGGAAGATCGTGTATTGGTTATCCCACCTTCAGCACGTAACTCTATCATGGGTATCACTCGTTACTCTTCTAGTGACTTCATTGATGGTCGTCCAGTACAGAACGGTAAAATTGGTAACTTGTACGGTGTAGATGTTTATGTATCTACTAACTGCCCTGTTATCGAAACTGGTGTTAAAGCTGGTTTGTTGATGAACCGTGATGCTTTTGTTCTTGCTGAACAAATGGGTGTTCGTACGCAGACGCAGTACAAACAAGAATACTTAGGTGACTTGTTCACTGCTGATACAATCTACGGTGTTAAAACTCTACGCCCTGACAATGGCTTAGTGTTAGCACTACCAGCTTAATTAAGCTAATTAGGGTTTCCTACGGGAAGCCCTATTTTTTATGTATCTTGTTGATATATAAAAAATACACAAGGAGGTTCATTAAATGCCTAATTACAATTCAATACACACAGGTAATGCTATTGATACTGCTGTATCTGGTGTAGCTAGTAAAGCACCATTAGTACATACACATTTAATTGCTGATGTTACAGATGCAGCAATAGTTGCATCAACAGGCAGCTACAATGATTTAACAGATAAACCAACATTAGGCACATCAAGTGCATTAAATGTTCCAACCACAGGTGATGCTTTATCAACAGAGGTTGTGAAAGGTGATGACAGTCGTTTAACTAACGCTAGGACACCTTTAGCGCATACACACGCTATCCTTGATGTAAGCGGTTTACAGACAGCTTTAGATGGGAAGGCTAGTAGTGTACATTCACACGTAATTAGTGACGTCACAGGGCTTCAAACAGCGTTAGACGGTAAGTCTGACACGACTCATACGCATACAGGTGTTTATGAACCAGCTAATGCAAATATTCAATCACATATTTCAGCTACAAACAACCCACATGGTACAACAGCTACACAAGTTGGTGCATATACAACAACACAAGTTGATACGTTGTTAAGTGGAAAAGCTGACACTGTACATAACCATAATGATTTGTATTACACTGAATCAGAAGTTGACACACTGTTAGGTGGTAAAGCGAATACAACACACACTCATGCAATTGGTGATGTAACTGGATTACAAACAGCATTAGATGGTAAACAGCCAACAGGTAGTTATTTAACCACAAGTGCTATTGGCACAACAGTTCAGGCTTACGATGCAGGATTAACAGCGTGGGCAGGGGTTGCAACAACGGCTAAACAAGACACGTTAGTTAGTGGTACAAACATCAAAACCATTAACAGCCAATCTATTTTAGGCAGTGGTGATTTAACTATTACGGCTGGTGCTAGTGCATTAGATGACTTAACAGACGTAACTATCACTACTCCAGCTAGTGGGCAAGTACTTAGTTACAATGGGAGTGGTTGGGTTAATGCTACTGCTAGTGGTGGCGGAAGTTCTCCAACGTTAACCATCGACAACAAAACCGCTGCTTATACGGTGGTTGCTGGTGACTTAGGTAAGATTATTAATTGTACCGCTAATAGCTTTACAGTTAGCTTAACTGCTGCTGCTACGTTGGGTGCAGGGTTTAATGTAACTATTTGGAATACTAGCAATACTGTAGCAGATGTTATCACTATTGATGCTAATAGCACTGAAACTATTGATGGCACAGCAACAATAACATTGAGGAGAGGCGAAGGTGCGCAGCTTATATGCAATGGTACAAATTGGCAACTAGGCAACCAAAAGGAAATGAGAGGGTATACCAGCAATTTTCCATTTGGAACAAGTAAGCGGGGTAGCGCATCTGGTAATTACGCTATAAACATTGGATTGGGAACATCTTCTGGCTCAGGCTCTCTCAATATTTCAACATCAGCATCGTCTGCTTCATCGACGAGTGGGCAATCAATACAGATAGGAAATGGAAATGCAACAGCAAATTATGGCGTTGCTATTGGGACAAACTCGGGTGCTCAAGGCTCCCAAGCCGTAACAGGCGCAGGAGCAATGGCACTAGGTGGCTCATACGCTAGTGGCACAGACTCATTCGCTGCTGCTATTGCTAATAACACGAGTAGCTATGGGGCGACTGGTGCTAATACTATTGCAATTGGCGCTTACTGTAAAGCTACGCTTGCAGGAGCTGTCTCTATTGGCGGATATAATTATGGTTGTATATCGTCTGCTTCAAATGCGGTAACTTTAGGAGATGGTAGTACGGCATCACAGTTGGGTGCATTTGCGTTTGGTAGATCAGTTTCATCAACAATTGGTAAGTTCACTTATAGCCCATCGTATGCTTTCTCGTCTGCTGGTGACTCACAAGTTGGGTTGTCAACTATGCTAAAAAAGACAACAACTGATGCAACACCAACAGTTATTACATCAAACAACTCAACCGCTGGCACAACCAACCAAGTAATCCTCCCCAACAATTCTACCTACGCTTTCACAGGTACTATCGTTGCTCAACAAAGCAAAGCACAAGGCAGTGCAACAGCAGCTTGGAAAGTAGAAGGATTAATTACTCGTGGTGCTAATGCTGCTGCAACTACATTAGTAGCAAGCACAGTGACAGCAATCAGCAATGCACCGGCTTGGACATTAGCACTATCAGCAGATACTACAAACGGTGGATTAGCAGTTACATTCACAGGTGCAGCGGCTACGAACATTCGTACAGTTGCAACAATAGAGACGGTTGAAGTCACCTACGCTTAAGGAGCAAATCAAATGGCTATTGGATTAAATTTAACTAACACACAGTATGGCGTTTCATTCCCTAACGCTTACGGTCGTATCGTTACAGCAAGTGTTATGCGTCAGAATAGTGGTGCAGAACACAAGCATAACGTGATGGTCGATGTGGTTGTATATGCCACACAGGAAGCAGCTAGTAATGACAATACTCAAGGTGTAGCGTTTGAGCGTTTATACGTTCCTTATGACACAGTGGCTGGTAATGACTTTATGACGCAATGTTATAACTGGTTACTGACACAAGAGCAGTTTAGCGGTGGGGTTGCGGTGTAGTGTAAATATGAGTGGTATAGTAATTAAAATGTTGCCATTTCCACATATCCTGCACGTAGTAGATACTATAACTGGTGTGAAGACAATAAATGGGCAGGCTAAGGGGGTTTACATTCAAGTAGAAAAAAGTGCTTACAATTTTGATGCTGTTTATCACCACGAATTAGAACACGTAAAGCAGTTTTATATTACATTTGGTTTACACGGCTTGTTTTACTTATTGTCAAAAAAATACAGGTTATGGTCAGAAGTTCAAGCCTATAAACAGTCAATAAAACACGGAGTATCTGTTAAAGATGCCTCTGTTGGACTTTGCAACAATGATGTATATAACCTTAATATTACGTTTGAAGAAGCTAAGGAGCTTTTATGCAATTAACACTAGAACGTGATGTGTTCTCTAGTAATTGGACACAAGGGAAACTCTACATTGATGGAGTTTTCTTTTGTTATACACTAGAAGATAGGGATAGATGGTTAGAGAGTGAAACCAAGTCAGAAGGTAAGGTGTATGGAAAAACTGCTATCCCTCGTGGAGAATATGTTGTACAACTTACACACTCTAATCGGTTTAATAAAATTCTTCCTCTTCTACTTGATGTTCCTCATTTCACTGGTATCCGTATTCATGCTGGTAATACCCACGCTGATACTGATGGTTGTATTTTAGTTGGTATGGATAAAACAGAAAGTGGCACAGTGTTGCAAAGTCGTGTAGCTATGGGCAGTTTAATGAAAATGTTAGAAAACAATAAAGACAAGGTTGTCACAATAGAGGTTAAATAGATGCAAGATGATATCAGCGTTGGATTTAGGCTATCTAAGCTGGAAAACTCACATGAAATTATTGAACGTGACATGCGTGAGTTAGCTAATGAAATGAAACAGTTTAGCGCTGATACTAGGTCAATACTATTAAGGTTGACTGAAGTTGTTGCGTCTAACTCTAGGATTGAAGAAAAACTTACAGCACAGGCGAATGAAGTTAATAGAACCATACAAGATATAAAACGATTGCATGAAAAAACAGCAGAGCATGCTAGTAAGTGTGAGCGTACTACTGACAGGCTTGACCGTATTGAAGCCAGTATGAAGTCGTTTGGTGAAAGGTTTGAGGCAACAAGAGATGAATACAAAGAGACTAAATATAAAGTTGCTAGTTGGTCGGCTACTGTTGGTTTAATTGTAGCCCTTGTAGTTAACTTTGTTTTTAGTAAGTTTACAGGAGGTAATTAATATGCCACCTATTGCAGCACTACTGCCGTTTATTGGTGACATTCTTGATAAAGTGTTGCCAGATGATAAATCAAAAGAACAAGCTAAACTAGAAATGGCTAAAATGGCTCTAGAAAGCCGTACAATCGAATTAAATGCCATTAGGGATGTAGATGTAGCACAAGCTCAAGTAAATGCAGCAGAAGCCACTACAGGAGGTTTTGCAAGCACTTGGAGACCAGCCGCAGGGTGGGTAACTGTCCTAGCACTGGGTTATCAGTTTTTAATTTATCCATTCTTAGTTTGGTATTCCACTACAAACAACATTCCAGCACCACCTAGTGTAATGAATGAAGACCTTTGGGTGCTAGTGTTTGGTATGTTAGGGTTAGGTGCTTACAGAACATTTGAGAAGGTGAAACGATAATGGCTATGGAGCGTACAGTTGGTAAGAATTTAACAGCCAACACAGATAATGTGATGTTTGAAGTTAGACCAAATACAGAGGCGAAAGTAATCTTGTTATACATTGCTAACAGTAATACTAACAACGTTTCTATTTCAATCAAATGGTATGATGCTTCTACTAATGAAACCTATTACGTAGTACATGGTTATGCTTTATCAGCCAACCAATACATTAAACTAGATGGTAGTTATATAAAACTAGGTGCTGGTGACAAGTTAATTTGTAACCCTGCTGCTAGTGGTATGTCTAGCATTGTAACTTATGAGGCAACAGAGAAATGACATATTTACAGATGGTTAATAGTGTATTGACAAGGTTGAGAGAACCAAGCATCTCAGTTTTAACAGAGAACACAAATCCACTTTTAGATTTAAGCTACCAAGAGTTAATTGGTGAATTTGTAAAAGACGCTATAACTTTATGTGAAAACGCTTGGGATTGGAGTCATCTTAGAGAAGAGGTGAACTTTACAACTACAAACGGAAACAGCAACCTTACATTAACAGGTTGCAAGGTTGGGTCAGAACTCGGTTATGTGTCTTGTGATGAATTAAAAGGGTTCTTGAAGAAAGCTGATAGAGTTTGGATGAAGTCTAAGTCTTTTAGCGAACCGATCAATGGTGTTCCGCAGTTTTTCTCAGAAGATGGTTATGATGCTAGTGGTAACTTGAAAGTAAAACTATTCCCTACACCAGATGCAGTTTACAACTTAAAAGTTAATGTTGTTAAAAGAACAGACGTAAGCAGTTTAGTTGATAGCTCAGTTATAAAAATACCACATTTACCAATCATATTCCTAGCATACGCTTCAGCATTAAGTGAAAGAGGTGAACAAGGTGGTAACACTGCATCTGAACAACTCTTATTAGCTAAACAAATGCTATCAGATGTCATTGCTATTGATGCTGAAAGAAACAGTGAAGATTTGGTTTGGAGAGGTGTTTAATGGCATCACAGTTACAACCAATACAGCTTGATTATATCGGGATTAACGGTATAACAAATAATAGGGCGTTTGCAGATAAATCTACAAGCTACTTAACAGAATGTGAGAACTTCATTCTTAACAGGAAAGGAGTACTAGAGAGTAGGAAAGGTGTTTATGTAAGAAGTGATGCTTACAACAGTTCTCTTGAAGCACCTGAGCATATTTTTGAGCATATTGATGTAGATGGTAACAGCGATACAATTACATTTTACAGTGTAGGGTATCATAGCTATAACAGTGATATTGCAACAGCTTTTAGCATAGGCACTGGCAACACTATTAGTAGTTACAACATGAATGGTGTGAGTTACCTTATCTCTAGTGCTGGCGATATGTATAAGTATGATGGTGCTATGAGTAAATATACAAGTGTAGCGTTGTCAGACAAAGGTGCTACTTTTATTGAAGACGGTGGTGTCACTTGTGCATCAGCTATATTTGGTAGAGCTTGGGTAGGGAAAGGTCAAACAGTCTATTGGTCAGACTTGCTGATACCTGATGTGTTTAACACAGGTAGTGCTGGTTACATTAACTTTAACACTGTTGTTGGAAGTAGTGCTGGTGAAATCGTAGCTATTGTTGAAAATAACAATTTGTTATATTTCATGTTTGAAAATGCTATCGCAGTTTACCAAGGTGGTAAAGAGCCAGAAACAATGTCAGTTTATGACATAATCAAAGGGGCTGGTTGCCTGTCTAAGAATACAATTCAACACGTAAATGGTGATGTTTGGTTTTTAAGCAGTCAAGGTGTAGTGAGCTTAAACAGGCTTGTATCTGAAAAAGTAATCCCATTATCACTAATAACTACTAATACACCTTTGAGTAGAATTGACACTAGCGTTAGAAAGACACATCCAACTGCTTTGTATTCTTTTTACAACAAGAAAGAAGGGTTGTATTTTGTAAGGTACAATGTAGATGGTGCTAACATTGTAGTGAACACAACAACTAAAACACAAGATGGTTTATACTTTGTTTCTACGTTCAGCAGTGTTGGCAATGGAAGACCATATTTTACTGGTTCAACAACTTTGTTTTTAACAGATAAGAATGACGTTACATTTTGTGCTAACAGGGTTACAGGTGTGTATGGCTTGTTTGACCATTTACTATATGGCATAGATGGTGGTTTCTATGTCTATGAAGATTATTGTGATACATCAAGTGGTTCAGAACCAGTGGCTTTAACTCAAAACAATGTTAGTTGTCTATTTAACACTGGTTACTTAAACTTCGATGCTTATGCAAAACTGAAGTTCTTTAAGAAAATTCATTTTATTTATGAAACTGAAGAGAACGACTATCTAAACCCTACTATTGGTTTTATATCTGTATCAGATGATACGCAAAATGCTATCTATTTTAGGTTTGATGGTTTCAGTGTAGTTAGAGGTGCTTACCAACATATTATAGAAGATATCTATAATGGTTATGGGTCAGGTAATAACTTCTCCATTAGAGTAGCTTTACAAACTAACGGTAAGAAACTTACATTTGAAAGAATGGTGTTTTACATCACTGTTGGAAGATTTTTCTAAATAGTGTTGACAACTTAAGAAACATGGTGTATAATATCTTTAGATACCAAGGGGAAATAAATATACTATTAATATAGTATATATTATATATAATATAATAGGAGTTATATGAGTAATACTTGTAAAGTACCTATATGTGTAAGAAAAGAGTATGTAATCTATGTGCATAAACAAGAGGGCTACATATTCATACACAATGATGTTTTTAAGTGGTCAGCTAGTGTTAAAAAGAAATTGATTAAAGATTGGGAAAAGGTTGTCAGCCTTTTTGATTGTAGCCTTCTAGTGTATTGCCAAGAAGATAACTACAAACTGTACAAGTTTTCACAGATGTTTGGATTTAAAGATATGTGTGACGTTGATGGTGGCACAATCTTGATACACAAGAAGGAATAATTATATGGGTGGAGTTGTAGATTTTGTAAGTGATGCAATCACTGGTGTTAGTGATGCTATTGGCGTTAAAGATGTAGTTGATGACGCATGGCAAGGTGCTAGCGATCTTATTACAAATGTTAGTGATGCTGTTGGAGTAAAACAACCGTTAGATGATGCAAAAAATGCGGTTGAAAATGCGGTGCATTGGGTTGGTGAAACAACAGGGTTAGATAAAATTGGTGATGCTATTGGTGATTCTCCATTAGCTAAAACTGCTCTTGCTGCTGTTGCAGCTTTTTATGGAGCACCTTATTTAGCACAATGGGCAGGGTTAGGTTCTACACAAGCAGCTACTATGGCTGCACAGCAAGCAGCTTGGGAGGCATCTAGTTTAGCATCTATGGGTGTTCCTACAGCACAGATTGCCACTAATCTATCAGCTTACGGTATGTCTCAGGCAGCAGCTATGCAAGCAGCTACTATGGCTGCAACTGGTGCGACTGAGAGTATGATTGCTTCAACACTAGCTGGTGGGGCTAACCAAGCTGCTGCTGTTGCTTACGCTAAAGATGCTGCTGGTATGGGTTTTACTGAAGCAGAGATTGGTAGAGATTTAGTCAGTATGGGTATGTCAAACCAAGGTGCTGGTATGTTAGCAGCAGACGCTATGAGCGGTACTTCTATGCAAGCACTTCTTTCAAGTTATGCACCCTCCGTAGCGGCTGGTGGTGCATCTGTTGTTTCATCAGTTGCAAATGGAATTTCAAAAATTGGAAGTTCTTTGACAAACCCAGTAGGTGGTGCTAGTACATTAGACACTTTCCTTGGAGCATTAGGTGGTGTTGCTAACACGGCTGGTAATCTGTATGTTCAACAACAAGCATTAGATTTTTCTAAACAACAAGCAGAAACAGCTAGGCAAACAGGGCTGTTAGGTCAACAACAACTAAACCAACTTTCACAACAAGTACAAAACCAAGCTCAGTTTAAACCCCTT